GCATACAAAAACCAATTAAAATGGACTTTTCAATTAAAGTCGAAGCTGCGGATTTTCCAAAGCGTGAATTGTCTGGTCGCATTGTGACGTGGAATGAGGAAGGCGTCACCAGCTCTGGATCGACTATGTTTCAGAAAGGCTCGATTACTTTGGGCGAGACAACCAAGCTTTTGCTCGAACACCGCCGCGAGTCTCCAATCGGTTTTCTTAAAAACTACACCGAGGACGACGAGGGAATTTATGCAACCTTTTCTATCGGCAACACCACCGCCGGATCTGACGCGCTAGTTGAGGCGTCAACTGGTCTGCGTGACGGTTTTAGCGTCGGAGTTATTGCCCAAAAATATAAAAACGTTGACGGCGTTTTAGTAGTTAGCGCAAGCGCGCTCAAAGAAGTTTCATTGGTTACAGATCCAGCCATAGCTTCGGCAAAGGTTGAAATTGCAGCTAGTGAGAACAACAATTCTGAGTCCGAAGTGGAAGCAGATGAACAACCTACAGAAGGAGACAAGCAAGTGGAAACACCTACAACCGTTCCAGAAGTGTCAACCGAAACGGTTGAGGCTTCCAAGGTAGAAAAGGTCGAGGCTTCTCGTCCTCTCTACTTCTCATCACCACGATCACCAATCACAACAGGCGGTTCATACCTTGAGCACACAATCAAGGCTGGCCTTGGCAACGAGGACTCTCGCCAATACATCAAAGCAGCAGACGACAGCTTCACAACAAATCCAGCGTTTTCGCCGGTGTCTTATGTTCGCGACGTAGCAACAAACACAAATGCTGACCGTCCAGTAATTGAAGCTTGCGGCGGTACTCGTCCGCTTAATAGCTATGGAATGACAGTATCTATTCCAAAAATCACTGCTAATTCAACAGCTGCGACAGTTGCTGAAGGTGGAGATCCAACAGGTACAACAGCGATCACTTCTGCATACGTAAATGCGACAGTAATCAAAAAGGCTGGTTTCCAGCGCTACAGCGTTGAACTTCTCGACCGTTCAGATCCAAGCTTCTACGAAATCATGCTTCAAAATCTGCGCGACGCTTATGCTCAAGCAACTGACCAATATGTAATTGCACAAATTACAGCTGGCGGCACACAGGCAACAGCAACAGCAGCAGACTCAGCTGGCTTGATCTCATTCGTATCAACAGAAGCACCAGCTGCATACACAGCGACAAAGCGCACAGCTAAGTCATTTGTTTCAGGTACTTCCATTTGGACTACGCTTCTCGGCGCAACCGATACAACAGGCCGTCCAATTTACAACGCTGGCAATCCTATGAACAACGCAGGATCAGCAATTCCTACAAGTATCCGCGGCAACGTTCTTGGACTTGACTATTACGTTGATCCAAACATGGTCTCAACTTCAATCGACGAGTCAGCGTTCATTATCGAACCACGCTCAATCGAGATTTTTGAGTCACCTGCGCTTACATTGGCTACAAATGTGCCAACAACAGGCGAAATTGAAATCATGCTTTACGGCTACATTGCAGCGCAAGCTACATTTGCCGGTGGCCTACGCCGTTTCAATCTAACCTAATCCACTTAATCATGGCCTAGGTGCGCTCCCGTATCTAGGCCAGCAGGACACGAAAGGACACAGAGATGCCAGCAATTATTACCGTCGCTAGTCTGCGGCAGGTTCTTGGCGTCTCTGTGTCTCTTTATTCTGACGCTTATCTTGAAGGAATTATTGACTCAGCCGAGCAGGTTATTTTGCCATTGCTTACTGCAAATCAAAATGCAGTTGCAGCGGTTTATCTGCAAAATGACGTTGCTTATTACATAACACAAAAGCCAAATACATTCGTGGCTGGTCAAAGTGTTGTCATAACTGGCTGCGTACCGTCAACTTTTAACGGCACAAAAACCGTCACATCAAACTTTTATGATCCTTTTCCTTATTTGCCTTTTGCATATCCTGCGCCTTATTTCTACTTTACTTGCGCGGTTACAAATGCAGACATCACATTTCGCCCAGTAATCCCTGCGGGCGTTGCGTACCTATCCGGGGCGGACGCGGCCACACTTTACGCCAACACTGACGCGGTTGAACAAGCGGTCACGATCGTCAGCGTGGAGATATTTCAAAGTGTGGTCGCTCCCGGCGGACAGATCGAGGGCGTGGACTTTACGCCGTCACCGTTTAGAATGGGTCGCAGCTTACAAAATCGCGTAATTGGCCTCTTAGGTAATTACATTGACGTTTCAACAATGGCAATGTAAATGCCTACGCCAACAACTATCGCGACAAACGTTCGCGGCACACTAGCAACAGCTCTGGCTGGCGTAGCGGCTTCGGTCTATAGCTCACCACCAGAGGCCGTCATTCCACCAGCTTGTGTGATTGTTCCAGACGCGCCGTATCTCGAAACGACGACTATTGGCAAAAGCACTGTTCGCGTCAAAATCAACTTTGTCGTAACTGCCGCTGTTGCCTACAACAACACTGCCGGCGCGCTCGATAATCTTGAGCAACTTATTATTGCGATAATGGGCGCAATGCCTACAGGCTACACAGTTGGCGACGTACAGCGTCCGACAGTGCAATCAGTAGGCGCTTCAAACCTATTAGTGGCGGATCTCGCGGTCAGCACTTACTACACACAAGAAACAATCTAAGGAGACAAGAAATGCCAACAACAATCGTCACTGGTCGCGACATAACCTTCACACTTGCGACCGTTAACTATGACGCACAAACCACGTCAGTAACTTTGGTCAATGCGCCTGTTATTACTACATATCAAACACTAGACGGCAAGGCTTACAAGCACATTGACGATCAGTGGACTCTAAACATGGAATTGCTTGCAGATTGGGGCGCAACTTCATCATTGTTCGAAGCAATGTGGACAGCCTTTACATCTGCGCCAAACACAGCCCTAGCCTTTACGCTAGTCACTGCAACAGGTGCAAGCTTTGCCGGTACAGCGTTTCCAGTAGCACCTACAGCTGGCGGCACTGCACCAGACGCACAGACCGATTCATGGGCAATGCTTTGTGCCTCAACGCCAGTTTTAACAATCAGCTAATCGAAAGAGAAACGGGAGCAACAAATGAAACTGCCAATCACGATCGAGTACACATCAGGCGAGTTCGGTACATATACCGCGCAACCGCCAGAGTGGGCAAAGTGGGAGAACAAGACAGGTCAGACAATTTCACAAGCACAAGACAAGATTGGCATTGCCGATCTGCTGTTTCTTGCGTGGCATGCAATGAAGCGCGAAGCTGGTGGCAAGCCAATAAAGGGCTTTGAGATTTGGTGCGAAACAGTTGCCGACGTGACGGTCGGTGAGGTTCTCCCAAAAGCTACGCCGCCGGAAGCGTAAATCGCATACTGGTTGATCTGGCCTTGGCAACTGGAATTCCAATGAGCGAATGGCAGACGGCGGAGCAGATATACACAGCTCTTGAGATATTGGAGAAGCAACAAAATGACCGACAGCGTTGAGATTGCTTACGACAAGGCGGATCTGCGACGCGTCTTAGGCGCTTTTAAAGCTATGGACGAGGAAGCCACAGCTCAAGCAAGAAGAGAGTCAGGCGCGTTGGCAGACTTTGTCCAACGAAACATTTTTGAAGCTGCTGGCGCGCGTGGAGCGGTTGCTTCAAGAATTGCTCAAGGTTCTAAAGTCAGCAAGTCAAGCAAAATTGGCGAGATTAGTTACGGCTTTGCTTCTCAAAAGTTTTCTGGCGGCGGTACAACTCGCGATCTTTGGGGCGGAGAAGAGTTTGGATCTAACACATTTAAACAGTTTCCAAAATGGTCAGGGCTAGGGCCAAAAGGTCGAGGTTCTAAAGGTTGGTTTATTTATCCAACTATGCGCGCGTTGCAGCCAGAAATTATTGCAAAATGGGAAACTTCATTCAAGGAAATTTTAAAGGAGTGGTAAATGGTTGCGCAAAGTAGAACGCTAAAGCTGTCGATACTTGCTGACGTTGACCAACTCAAAAAATCCTTAAACAGTGCAAATGCTGACGTAGAAGGATCAAGCAACAAGCTTGGCGAATTTAGCAAAAAGGCTGGCGTTGCTTTTGCGGCCGCTGCCGCTGCTGCTGGTGCGTACGCAGTAAAGCTTGCAGTTGACGGAGTTAAGGCCGCGATCGAGGACGAAGCTGCACAGATCAGACTTGCCACATCTTTGAAAAATGCCACAGGTGCAACAAATGACATGATTGCCTCTGTTGAAAAACAGATCCTTAAAACATCATTGGCCACAGGCGTTGCAGACGACAAACTGCGTCCAGCTTTATCTCGCCTTGCTTTGTCAACAGGAGACGTTACAAAGGCGCAGGATCTATTAAGTCTTGCGCTAGACATAAGCCAAGCGACAGGCAAGGGGCTGGACTCGGTCGCAAATAGTCTAGGCAAAGCCTATGACGGCAACACAGCAGCTCTTGGCAAATTAGGCATTGGGCTATCAGCAGCCGAATTGAAGGCAATGTCATTTACAGAAGTCCAGGGCAAGCTTTCAGATTTATTTGGTGGGGCGGCAGCGGCTAACTCAAAGACATTTGCTGGACGGCTTGAAATTCTCAAAGTGACATTCGAGGAAGCCAAAGAGTCAATCGGCGCGCGATTGCTACCAATCATTCAAGCTTTGGTTGAGTTTATTGTCAACAAAGTTGTTCCAGCCTTAGGCAAATTTGCAGACTTCTTTAAACCAATTACAGACGCGATTAAAGATAACAAAGAGGAATTCACAACTTTCATCAACTTCATTCAAAAATATGTTGTGCCGGTATTGGTCAACGTCTTAGGCGGAGCGTTCAAAGTTGTTGGCGAAATTGCTGGCGGTGTCATTAACGTAATCGGTGCAGTAATCGGTGGACTTAATACACTGATTTCTGGAGCTGTTGCCGGTATAAATGCTTTGATCGGTCTTTACAACTCAGTGCCATTTTTGCCAAACGTTTCAAAAATTACAGCGCCAACTATTAACGTGCCAACGGTTTCAGTGCCAAGCGTTACCTCAACCTCACAAGTGCCAACGATTAGTGTGCCGAGCGTATCGGGCGGATCAGGTTCTACAGCGACAAGTGGCGGCGGAGTTGCCGCAGCTGTTGCCGGTGCGGCTAGAGCTGGCGGTGGCTTTACTGACTCGCAAAATGCAGCTCGACTTATTGCAGCTGGCGGGGCATTCACAGACTCACAGAACGCCGCCAGAATAAATCTGACAGTAAATGGAGCAATCGACGCAGAAGGCACAGCCCGAACAATCGTCAATGTTCTCAATGACTCATACTTTCGCGGCACAGGTGGCGGCGGGACGCTCTTAGGAGCTAACAAGTGACCCAGTGG